TGCATTACCAGACAGCAGGGCGTCTGCCACCATGTAGTTCGTCGCGTTGGGGCGCAGTGAGTCAATGTTTTGGCCCTGCTCGCCGCCCGCATAACCTGTGACGCTGTTCATTGGCGAAAACTGTCCGGGCTTCATAATAACGCCGCGAATGCCGCCGCCATATCCCGTCGTGTTTGCGCGGTTCATGATTACATTGCCCACAGCGGTCATGCCGGTTGGACCCTGATTGCCAGCCTCCGCCATCAGAATGCGAGCAAGCAACTCTCTGTCGTCTGTTCGCCAATCAGCCATTAAGCCATCTCCAACTCTGCGACTAGGCCGTGGTAGTTGACGCGAAGATACCCGTCTTCGCCTCGCTTGACCAGATGCGGATGCGTTTCTTGCAACTCGTCAGCCATGACGCCGAACGTTGGCTGTGCTGGATCGGCGATGCGCTTGCCTTCGTCGTTCCAATCCCAGTCGTATAGCTTGACGCCGCCGACTTCGCCGCGTGGCTTGATGTTGGTTTTCAGGCGCTGGTCAGAGGCTGCGTATGCGCCAAGCCCCAGACCTAGATAGTCGAACAGGCCACGGTTTTGAGTCTGTGTCGTCGTGCTGCCAGAATTAGGTCCGGCCACGCCAAGTGCGGCCAATGGTGCGTTGAGAGATGCGCCCGGTGATCCTGTGTAGCCCGCATATTGGCCGCGAGCTGCGTCGATAAGTGCCTGCTGCAAGCCCTGCTGCATGAGGCCTTGCTGCATCTGGTTCTGCTGGATCGTTTGGCCCGTGTTAAATGCCTGCTGGCCGAGTGCGCCCATCTGACCAGACGCCGCGAGCCGCTGCTGGTTGGCCTGCATCGCCGCCTGCTGGTTCTGCATCATGGCGCTGTTCATGGCGCCCGCATTGAACTGGCCAGCCTGATTGAAGGCCGCCTGATTCTGCATGGCGGCAGCGTTGGCAGCACCTGCGCCGAATTGACCAGCTTGGTTGAGTGCCGCTTGGTTTTGCAGTGCGGCAGTGTTTGCTGCGCCTGCGCCGAACTGGCCGGCTTGGTTGTATGCTGCCTGATTCTGTAGAGACGCAGTGTTGGCTGCGCCCGCACCAAACTGACGCGAGGCTTGAAGGTTGGCGGCGTTTTGCATGGCGGCTGCATTCGACGCGCTTGCGCCAAACTGACCAGCTTGGTTGAGTGCCGCTTGGTTTTGCAGTGCGGCAGTGTTTGCTGCGCTTGCGCCGAACTGGCCGGCTTGGTTGTATGCGTTTTGGTTCGCTTGCTGCGCCGCGAGCATGTTCCCTGCTGTCTGCCCTTGCGCCGTGAGGTTAGCGCCTTGGTTGGCCATCCCCGCCTGCATCCTATAGCCGATGTCCTGCCCAGCGAGTTGCTGTGCGTTCTGGAAGCCAGCCTGACGCAGGCCGGAAGCTGTCTGAGCCGCCTGCTCCGCAAACGCGCGGTTGGTCTCAGATTCGGCAATACCCTGACGCGAACCGCCGAAGGCGTTGGACGCCGACGCCTGCGCGCCAAGTTGGTTTTGCTGCATTTGGCGCGAACGCTCTAGATCGCCGAGGGCAGCATCCACCACCTGCGTCTCATATGGGTTAGTATAGGCACCAAGGTTTGAGCCGGCGACCTGCCCCGCTCGCACGTTTTGCGCTTGGATCGGCGATGCGCCAGCAATTGTTGAGGCGTTAAACCCCTGCGACCCAGCTTGAGCCGCATCGTAACCCTGCGAGCCAGTCCGAGCCGCGTCAAACCCCCGTGAGCCAGCTTGCGCTACATTGTAGCCCTGTGAGCCAGCCTGCGCTGCATTGTAGCCCTGCGATCCAATGGCCTGCGGGTTGTATGTCGCCGCGCCGATCTGCTGCGGCTGAAAGCCCATTGCCTGCTGCGTGCCTTGCATGGCCTGCTGCAAGCTGCCAGCCGCCGCTTGGTTGACGTTGAAGCTGCCCTGCGGTGACAGTGGCGCGTACTGGGACTGACTTGGCTGGGAACCTACGGGAGCCTTGCTGCCACCGATGCCGCCTTTCCCGCCGAGGCCGCCGAAGCCGCCCTTACTAGGCATGCTCGCCATTGCTTCCACGCGGCCGTTTGCGCCGACCTCATAGCCGTTTGGAACGATTTGGTCCCCAACCCGCTGCCCGCCTTGGGGACGCATGCCAGACATGGCAGTTGACCCGACTGCCCCCATTGAGCCTCCTAATGCTGATCCTGCCATGTTATGCGTCCCTCTTGACTAGACCGATGGCAAAGAATTGCACGGTGCGAATTGTAAATGTAGCGGCCCCGCGCAGTGTGCGCTTCTTGCCGCTTGCAAAGTCAATGTAGCGGCGGAACTCGTCGTAGTGTTCGCGTGCCTTGCCCTGCTCGATTTTCTTGGTGCCACAGTAACGGTAACCACGGCGGATCGCCTCGCCCCACCACTTGCCGTGCAGCACGTCCATGCACCACACGACGGCCTCACGCTTAGTGCGTGGGCTGAATGCGCCGCTCTCAACCGCGTGAGTTGCGACGACGCAACCCTTTTTAGATGAAGACGACGAACTGGACGACGAACTGGACGACGATTTGGACGACGAACTGGCGGGTGCCTTCGGAATGTTAATGGAGGCACCGGCTTGAATCTTGTTGGCGTCCTTGATGCTTGGGTTGGCCTTCATCAATGCCGAGACCGTCGTGTTGTTCTTCTTAGCAATGGCCGAAAGTGTGTCGCCGCTTTTGATTGTTGACGAAGATGATGGTGACGGCGCAGGCTTGATAACCGCTGGGGCTGCCTTTGGACTTGTGGGTGACGGCGCAGGCTTGATAACCGCTGGGGCTGCCTTCGGACTTGTGGGTGACGGCGCAGGCTTTGAGCCAGAATAGTTTGTGACGCCAAGTTTGTCGCCGATCCCGCCAAGAACGTCTCCGACTTTGCCGAAATTGCCTACTCCGTCAGCGCCACCTCCAGACAAAATGCCGCCGCTAGATGAGGGTGTTGAGCCTAGACCATCAGGCCGAGCCACAGGGCGAATGGAAGTTGTGGGGGCCGCCGAACCTGTCCGCGTGTAGACGTTGTCGCTGCCTGCCGTCATGCCGGGGATGCCGCCCGTTGCGCCTGCGATAATCTGGCTCGGCTTGCCTGTCAAAAACGGATCATTCACGCCGCCGGGGAGATATGACGTCGGCGTGTTCATTGTCGTCGTGGACGTGTTGTATGTCCGCGGCGCTCCGGCTTCGGCGACTGCAATTTGATTGGCCCTGTTGGCGGAAGACTCGTTCCGCGCGTCCTGCGCCATCGTGTTGTACTGCGTGTAATCAACTGGCGCTTGGCTCGAATAGTTGCCAGACGTCGGGTCAATAAAGAAGCTGTCGATGTAAGACTTTTGCCCCGGACGGTTGCGCGCCAACTCGGCCACCATCTGCTCATACATTGGAGCCGACGAATAACCCTGCACGCCGTTGGCGTAGGTCGTCGGCGGGGCCATGCCACCCATGATGTCGCGCTGCGATGTCGGGGATGACATACCGAACGCGTCAGCCGTGTTGGCAGTGTTTTGAAACGCGGCCTGCTGGTTCGGAGTGAATGCCGCAACCGATGGCCCGTATTCTGGGACGTAGCCCAACTGAGACACCTTGTCGGCGCGGTTTAGATTTCGCTGTGCGGCTGCCTCGATATATTCTGGCACCTTCACTTCGCTGGTTGTTGACCCGCCCTTCGACATTATTCAAACTCCTTGACGTAAGACGCGTGCTGGGATTTCCATCCGTGCGCCTCTAATGGTTTCTTCCAGCCAAAGCGGCCAGACATTGTGAGGGCGCTGCAACCTTGTGCTTTCGCCCACTCTATCACATCCGTGTGCATATCCATAATCTGATCCAACTCGCCGCCGCCGAGGAATACGTTTAAAACGCTCTTCCTTGGATATACCACAATTTCGGTTACGATACACCCTTTAGGCGTTGGCCACAACTGAAGCACGCCCCTGCCGATGCCATCGACAATGTCGTCAAATGTGTGGGTGCCGCCAGAGTATTCCAGCGCGGCTTCGATCCAAGGTTTGCAGCGCTTAATTTGGTTATCCATGAAGCCTCGTTATTGATACAGTTGACGCTGGAGCGGCAGGCGCAAACGCCGTGGCCGATGACGCGTTAAGACCGCCGGACGTGCTGTCTACAGCCCACATGACCTCAAGATAGTCGCCGGCGTTGAAGTCAAATATAGCGGACCTCGACACAACTATCACGGCGCCGTTGTTGTGCAACGCATTCTTCATCGTAGACCCCGCTACGTCAGCCCCGTTTACTCTAGGCCAAAACCAGAAGTTGACCGTGCTGGACGTTGACGACGAAATCTGTGCCGAGAATGAAACCATGTATTCTCCAGCCTCGTCAAAGACTAACCGAGACGCCGGCGTGCCGTTGGCAATGCCGCTGGCCACGCTTGGCGTGTATGTCAACGCATAAGCCGTGTTTGCCAATGCCGCCGTCTGGGACGACGTGACGCCGCCAGCATACTGGCCATCCTCAAGCACGATCTGCCGCCAGACGCCATTCTTGCTTACCACCGGATACTGGTTGACCCGGTCCCACATGATGGTGCCGTCGTCGCCCGCGCTCTCGCTGCCAGTCTGCTGAACCAGCTTTGACCGCGTCTGGGCCAGATACCGCACAAGGCGGCGCCCCCACGACACCCAGTCACTGCCCGTAGGCTCTGGCGCTGGCTGCTGGATCATCGGCGGCCACCGGGGACGACTTCCAGCCTGTTCACGCCGACCCGCCAGTCAGACAACCGCTGGCCGTCGACACGCATCCTGACCTGCCGCCCGGTGAAGCGCAGGCTGGTCGGGTTGCTCATATTGTAAGGCCCGTAATCTCTCTCGGTGCCATTCGGGTAAAAACGCGTCTTGAATGTCACGTCGACGTCGCCCTGCGTCCTCTCGTCTGGCAGCATTTCCGTGATGCTCATCACCTGATCACCAGTGCCGACCATGAACGGTCCAGTCTCAGCAAACGGAGACAGGCCGCCGTAGTCGAACCCGATCTCGTGTTCGTAAACTTTATTGTCTGACGCTGCCACCATCATCGGCTGGCGGAAGGCTCCGCGATCAGCGCCAGCCGTGCGGCCAAGGTTGCCAGTGGCCCACGTACCTTCAACGTAATTGAACGTCACGTAGCGGTCATTCTCAGTAGATGCCGCCGACGGGTAGAACCAAGTGATCTCGCCAAACATGCTGTTTGACATGGCGAACACCTTGCTCACTTGAGCCTTGTTGATGTCACTGAAAACGTAGTCGGACACGTCAGACTGCAACTCTTGCACGACGTTGCTTTGGAATGTGTAGAACGAACTTGCGCCCATCCAGAACGCGCCAGCGTCTACCACGACGGCCGCCTGCTTTGCCGCCAAGCCGCACGACGTGCCTACGCGCTCAATGCCGTAGACGTATGGCGGGCCAATGTAAGTCGCGGCGTGAGCGTCACGCGTCGTCAGGATCAGCGTCTGTCCGCGCACGGTGAGACCCTTCATAATAGCGCCAGACGTATTCAACTCAAGGTCGCCCGCCTCGTTGGTTGCGGATGGCGTCCAAGTCGTATTGTCCTCGCGGTCAGACCACTGCACCAGACGCGGGTTGCCTGCGGCTCCGAGAGCAAACAGGAAGCGCTCCTCGGTGACGACGATACCTTCGTTGCTCACGGGCGCGTTGGCTACGACTGCGGCTGGCGTGCCGGTGGCGAGTTGCCACTCGTAAATCTTGCCGTCGTCGCCATTGCAGGCGACCAAGTATTCGCCCCAAGTATCCAAGTCCCAACTCGTGGCTGGCTGAATGCGGGAGATGTCTGGCCGCGCGACGCCGTAGCCATACGCGCCGTAAACGTTGCCGCCGTAGCCGGTGAAAGCTAACGCGTCTTCTCGCCCGGCGACCAGCCCGGCTGGCGTGATGTCAAATTGAGCGCCAGAGGCATTCCAAATGTAGAGCTTGTCGAATGATCCAGACGCGATCCAGCGGTCTGCGCTGTTGTCGAGCCACGTTGCCATGCCGCGCAACTTGTTGGCGCCGGCAGTGTCGGATCGCGTGCGCCACCCGCCAACTGGGCGCATCGTGCCGTCGATCCAGCGGATCAGGTTTGCGTCACGCCACCGCCCCATGCTTTGCAGGTCGGTGCCATTGCGATAGATGCCCGCAGGGATTTTGAGATCAATTAAAGCCATTGTCGCCCCTTGGGTGTCTATTCTGCGCCAATATAGCACATAACTTCAAGTATGCAAAAGGCCAGCGTGTTGCTGGCCCTTTGCTAGTTTCTGCGGACCGGAATTTACTCCGAGACTTCTGCCAGTGATGCAGTCAGCATGTCAACAAATGCCTTCTTGCCGACTTGTAACTGGTCGAGATTGAACTGAGCCGAACCGATCTTCTGTTGCAGAGAGTTGATGTGGTTAATCATCAGCTTTTGTTCGTCGGTCAGTTGGTCTTCAGTGTAGTCCACGTCGTTGATCGTGATAACAGCCTTTTTGTCTTCAGCAGTCATGGTGATCTCCTTTCTAGAGAGTTATGCCCAAGGTGTCCCAGAGGCAGAGGTTGGTTTTTTGTCGGCTGCAATCTTGTCTGCAAGTGCAGCTTCGGTTGCGTCTTTGTCTACTGATGCGTGAACCCAAGCGAGAACTTCAGCTTCAGTCACGTCAGCGTATGGCTTGAAGCCTTCAGCAGTGGCGTCAGGTGTGAACCCAGCAGTGCCATAAGACGATGCTGTGAAGTCACCGTCAGCAGCATTGCAGCGCCAGTGGGCGACAGTGATGCCGCCTGTGGCTACGTCATGTTCGCATGTTGCGATAGTCCAAGTGGTTGTGATTGTCATTCTGCCATTCCTTCAGTTTGTGCTGCAAGGTGAGCCTCATACGCTGCGATGACCTCTGGGGTGTGCATCAGTGCTACCAAGTCCTGAACCTCTTGTGGCTCCCCTGTCACGTCGTCTGAAGGTGCAATGACGTGGCGGTGGAAGCTGCGGCTGATCTCTACGCCATCACGTTCGATGATTGTGGCGTGGCGACATTGGATGTGTTTGAAGTCACCGACGATCTCGTATTTGTCGATGATGGTGCGTTCTGTTAAGGCCATGTGAGGCTCCTTTGTGTTTATCGTGGCGTTGTTGCCACCTGACTACCCTGTAATCCAACAGGGGTGTGGTTATGCGGTTGTGTAGACGACAGGGCCAAAATACAGTCGCTTTGTTGAAGACATAAAAGTTCCATTGCCTAGTGAGTTAGGCAAAGGGTTGGTGTTACTGATAGACATGTTCAAGTAGCCTTGGCCGTCATAAATAGCGACACAGACTGCGTTTGCAGCACCTGTTGTATAAGTAACACCCGCATTAACTTGGTTTTGATTTCCAATTGGTGTAAACGGCAGTGGAATGTAAGGAGTTCCAGTACTTGTGAAACTTGAACCGCCATAAATACGAGCCGACACCCAAACCATGTTTCCAATCTTTACATATTTACCTTGGTTTGGGTGGCTGCTTCTCACGCCAGTATCATCAGCGATGTTGGGACTCCAAGTCCCCTCCTCGTAATCATCCAGCTTATTGGCTGCACCAGTTCCGCCGAGGTAGACACCGCCTGAGAGGTAGAGGTCTTTGAAGCGGTTGGTTGAAGAGCCAAGGTTCATCAACCCATCATAAGGTGTACCTAAACGGTTTACTGGTGTCGCTACGTTAATGCCAAAGAGTAATCCGCTCCCATTACCTGCGGCTGAATCATTACCTACAATATAAGTATGCGTTCCGTCAGTCCCAATACTCCCCACAGTGGTGCCGTCTTTGTAGAGGTCCAAAATAGAACCATCTGATGTCTTGCGGTTCAATTCAAGCACAGTCCTGTCAGCACGACTTGCACGAATGCGGCCATCTCCAAACTGAACGCCGCTGGTTGTGTTGCTAGATACGGGGTTGGCATCAGTAGTCCCCACAAGCACGTTGCCGCTGGCATCGATGCGTAAACGCTCCGCTGGTGCAGCAAAAGCCCCTCCTGCTGAACGGGTGTGGAATGTTAAGTCAGATGCCCCACCACCAGCGGGGTTCTCCAAACTCTTAATCTGGCTGATACAGCTATCCGAAGAAGCACTGTTTGTACCGACTAGGGATAATACAGACGGAGTGGAAACTCCACTAGCCCTAGCATCAATAACAGAAACAGGAGCCGACGTACCGATACCCAACGATTCTGCACTAGCATCCCAGAAGAACTTAGGCGTGGTGCCTGTGTCCTCGTAGAAGCTGATGTCGCCGCCTGTGCTAAAGAAAGCAGATGTTATCCCCGATGGTTGAATTTTCACACCACCAAATTGGCTGTTAATAGTGCCGTGTGTGCCATCAACACCTAGCCCCAAAGACTTCGTTGTACCTACTGCACCATTGAAAATCTGAACAGCATCTCCATCAGAACCATCACGAGCAAAAGATGCCGTTACCGCAGAGGTTGCTGCCACAGTCAGCCCATCGCTGGTGATAGTCCCAGTGACGTCTACACCTGTGCTGGTGGTGGCGAGTTTGGTTGCACCAAGGTTTTTAAGGTAGACAACACCGCCAGCCCCTTGGTCACTCATTCTTATGAACTCATTGCCATCGGCGTCTTCTAGAAAGAGACTCGTTCCCTTTATATGCAGACTTCCTGTCGCCGTATCAGCAATGTAACTATTAGACCCATCATGGTAAATCTGTAGGTCAGACCCAGCGCCGAAGATGGCTTTGTCGTTGTCACCGAAGTTGGCTTGCGTGAACGATCCCGCCGCAGGAGTTGTCCCGCCGATCACTGTGCCGTCGATTGTGCCGCCGTTGATGTCCAAGGACACCGCAGTCGTGCCGTCAAGCGCGTCGTCAACCAAGTCGAAGTTGGCGTTGATCTTCGTTCCCCAAGTGTCCTCGGATGCGCCGATTTCCGGCTTAGTCAGGCCAAGCGTCGTTGTCGTTGTGTCTGCCATGTTATTCTCCTATGCGGCGTCAGCCCACGTTTCAGCGGTGGCCGAGGCTACGTTCCATTCCGTCGATGTTGGGGAAGACGCAATCCAATCCTCGGCTGCGTTAGCCACATCTTGCCATATTTCGCTTGCGGGATCAACTGGCGTCCACGTCTCCCCGGTGCCAGCCTCTGGCTCCCACTTCTCAATCGCGTTGGCTGTGAATACGCACGCAGGCGAAAAGTTAGCCGCGCCGAACTGCACGCGGTTGACGGTGGCGTCAACGGTGGCAGCGCAAGCCGCAGTGGCGTCGAAGACATACAGGAACACCGTGCTGACTGTCGTGGTCGCGATGGCCAACGCAGCGCCGTCACAGAGGCGAACGCGGGTCGCTGCGGCAGTCACAGTCGCTGACGGCGCAGATGCCGCCTCAGACAGCCTCACACGCTCGCTGGAGGCCGATGCCGACGCAAGCGTGGTCACAGTGGCCGACGGGCGCTGAATGCGCTCTATGGTGGCTGTGGCGCTTGCAGAGGCAGACGCAGCCGCCGAGACCTCGCGGACAGTCTGCGCCGCGGACGTCGTGCTGGACGTGGTGGCCACAATGGAGGCGGATAGCCGAACGCGCGTCACCGCAGTCGCAGTTGCGCTGACAGTGACGACAGTGCTGGCCGCAGCCTTCACCGCGCCGTCGACGCCGTAAGCCGCCGCACCGTAGGCGAAGGTGCCGTAGCCGGTGCGGTAGGTTACGTCAGCCATTCGTTAATCCAGCGTGATGTCGAGGTCGCCCGCTGGAACGCGCAGGACGTCGCCCGTGTCGATTACTTTAGATGTGGTCAAAGCCGCGTAGGCGATCAAGTTGCCGCCAGTGACCGCGTCAAAGACGCCGACGTGGCTGACTGTTCCGTAAGTCGCAGTCGCCGTCGGGAACTCAATGGCCGACGTGTTGGACGCCGTGTTGCCTGACACGGTGAACGCGGCCGACTGGCGCGCATACGCCGTGCCGACTGTCGTCACCTCAGTGCCGCCGCCAGCTTCGCCGGGTGCCGCAGTGTATAGCGCGAGATACCACGCAGTGGGCCGTGTGGCCGCGTTGGCAGTCAGAAGCCAGTTCAGGACCAGCGTTTCGGCTGTGTTGGAAAAACTCATGATAGACCTCTGATTTTAAGCCGACGACCTGCGCCGCCAAATTTGCTCTTGTCGCTTTCAGCGTTTATAGCATCAACGGCACTTTGATACAACGCCGCCCAAGTCTGGATGCGCCCGTCTTCCTTGAGGTATGGGGCCGAGTGGACCAGCGATCCATACAGATACGCGTCCTTGTAGGCGTCCAGCAGCCAGTTTGTCGTGTTGCTGTCACTTAGCGCCGGGATGGCGGAGTAGTAATACAATTCCGCCGTGTAGGTGCCGTCGGGGACAGGGTAGACCTCGATTTCGCCTGCCGTGATCGCGTAATACGACGGAGACCCTGACGCGTTCAGGTTTCTGCGCTTGCGATCCAGCAATTCGGCTTGGCTGATTAACTCAAGCGGCTTGGTGTCGCCGGAGGTGACATGGAAGCGGATCACCTCCAGAAAGTCGGCGGGAATCGCGCTGTATTGCGTGTCGATCTCAGCCGTTGACCGCTTTTCCATGCGCCAATGTCGGATGCGGCGCTGCATGTCAGTCTCAGCCAGTGACACGAACGTGCTGGCGACGCTGTCAATGTCGTCGCGGTTGAGAAAGTCGGTGATGGCCGTTTTTAGTTCGGCGTAGGTTGTTATTGGCATTTAGTATTGCTCCTCTTGGGGCATCATTGTGGACAGCAGGCCAGCGGCTGGAGCGCCCACGATAGCCATAGGCGCTTGCTTGTGGATAAAGTCGCGGATTTGCTGAGTGCGGTCCACTCCGCGCTCGGCTGCGCGTTTATCGGCAGTGCGCCTAAACAATTCCATAAATGTTCCTTGGCTTTCATCAGCAAGCCCAGTGACATCGCCAGCGCCCATCCACAGGTTGGCTTGAAACTGCGCCGGGGTCATGCCGCGCTGGGCCGCAAGCCGCTGCGCAACTTCTTCCAGTGCGCGATATTCTGTAGCCTTTGGCATATCCGCCCAAGCAGTCGGCATTTCGGAAAAAGCTGATGTCTCAGAAATGACACCGTCTTTCGCGGCTTTTGCAAGATTCACGTTGGTAAACGACTTGCCGTCTTTCACGCGCGTCGTCGTGTATGGGTCCAAAGCGTCTCCATAAGAGTCGCGCAGCATCTTTCGGTTTGCTGCGCTTAATTCGGCTTGGCCCGAAAGGAAATCAGTACCACCGTCGGACATGGCCAATATTCGCATAAAGTGCTTATCCGCTGCAATGTTGGTATCGTCTCCCAAAAGGTTATTCAGAAATCCCTTAACCTTGCTGTTAGCCGACAGTTGCTTGGTCGCTTCGGCACCAGTCAAATTGTCTGCTGCGTCTCTATCCCAAAACCCAAGTTCCGAGTTTGCAACGTTACCAGCTTGCGTGCCTTGCATCTTATGGCCGTAACCATACTTTTCAGGCATGTTTGGGACATCAATACCCAGCGCTTCAACAGCCATGCGTGGCGTTGTCCTTGGAGTATCACGCACCATTTCAGCGACGCGCAAGCGGTCCGCTGGCTCAAGCATGTAATATAGACTGGCGTTTCTTAAATTTGGCGGCACTGCTGAACCAGTGGAGGTGTGGCCCACTGCGTTCATGTATTCGCGCCACCGGGAGTCGCCAAGCTCTTCTCCAAGTTCATCTGTAAACCAAGCACGAAGTTCCTCTGTGTTATACCAATCGTCGCCGCGAAGGCTCTGGCCCTTGCCGACATAACTGTTCACTGTGTCATGTATTTTGTGCTGAGGGTCGTCCAGCATTGATGTCAGTCGCTGCATCCTGTCTGGAGCGCCACGCGCCGGATCATATCGGGGATAAGGCGTAGTCCGGTTTTCTGCTGCGCCAGCCCACTCTGGCCGAGAGTGTGGCGGCAGGTTGGCGGTTGTATCTAAAAGGCCAGCCAAACGAGGCCCGCCATTGTCGCCCATGCCTCGCTGCATATCAAACGGAGCGTCAGCCTGTGGCCGTAATCGGACATTGCCGCCCATAGAGCCAACTGCGTTGGGATCAATCTCAATTCTGCGCGCCAAGTCGGCAGCGCCTCGGCTGGCATAACCCAGCCCGTCTGCGCCTGCGTCGACAAGGTCATCCAACGCGTTCACGCCGCGGCCAATGCCAGCGCCTGCGTAAGCGTCGCCGAAGCCCATGAAGTCACGCGCGAACGCCAGTTCATTCTGGTCCGCACCACGCCCGCCAATGTCTGGGACCGCCTCAGACAACAAACCAGCGCCGCCGCCGCCAAGGGCCATCAGGGAGTTGATACCCGCCGACCCAGCAGCCAGCAGGCCGCGTCCACTAGGGCCAACCTGTGACCAGTCAGCCTTCGCTTGCGCCCAAGGCTCGCGCATCATCTCAACGGCAGTGTCGCCGAAAGTGTCAACTTGACCGGGGGCAGTGTAATTTGGAATGTCGAATGGCAGCGGGAGCGCATTGGCTGCCGCCTCTGCGTTTGCGCGGGCTTGATCTGGAGATAAGCCGCTGTTGATAAAGTGCTGGTAAATTTGATCCATCACGCAATCCCCTTCAAATTTCGTTTCAGGGATTTGCCCCAAGTTGACATCTTGCCGCCATTCGCGCTGATGGCGTCAGAGGCCAACGTGAGACAGACGGCGTCGGCAACGTCAGGGGATGGCAGGCCGCGCTTTCGCATGTCGTCCTTGCTCTCCGCCTTCATCTTGCCGCTGCTGACGAAACTATACCTGATTGACGTCAACTCTGCAATAAGTTGCTCATTTTTGGGAATCTTCGCGCCGCGCTGCTCCAGCCAGCCGCGCATCTTAAACCACAACTCAGCCCGCAGGTTGATGTACGTGTCACCCATTGACGGGCTTTCGGACACGTTCACGCCGCGCACAGGCAAACCCAACTCGCGCAGGCGGTCAACGACGCCGCCGCCCATGCCGATCACGTCGACCATGATCTCGCGCGGACGCAGCGACAGCGGCAGGCCGTCATACTCAGCCTTCACGCGACCAACTGTCTGCATCAAGTCGAGACCCTGCCAACTGCTGACCTCGGTGATCACCTGACCCTTACGCTTGGCCAGCGCCGTCTTATCCGAGCCAAAGCGGGCCACGTCCAAGCCCCAGACGGACACGGCTTGCTCGTCAACCTCAATGTCGCGCTGGGTCGCGCTCTCAACCAAGTGGAACGGGATGATCGTGTCGTCGTCCGCCAGCGGGAACTCGCCCAGCACGCGGATCCGGAAGGCGTTACTGTCTTCGCCGTAACGCAGGCGCATTTCGTCCACAAATTCGTCACTGACCAGCGGGCTGTCCACGCACGACCAGCGCCGCGTCCAGTAGCTGCCCGACAGCCGGGTCTGGCTCTCGAAAAACGTGCCGCTGGATCGCGTCGGGTTACTCAGCAGGATCGTCGTCGCCGCGTGGCCTGACATCGAACCCGCAGCCGCCTCGAAGACCTTCTCAGGCACGCCAGACGCCTCGTCGATGACCAGAAGCACGTTCTCAGAGTGAACCCCGGCCAATGCCTCTGGCGTCTCAGCCCGCGACGTCCGCGCAGAGATAAACGCCTCAGACGGGGCCGCAGTCAATTCAACGCGGTCAGACTTCACCGTCAGCATGGGCCGCAACTGGTCGGGCAGTTCGTTAATCCACCGCTTCAACTCCGCAAACAGCGCGTCAAACAACTGGCCACTGGTGGGGGCCGTCACGACGACCTTGTTGGGAAAACGCAGCAGCACGTACCACAGCATGGCCCACGACGCCGTCGTCGACTTACCAGTGCCGTGTCCAGAGCGCACAGACATCTTGCGCTCGCCGCCAGCCAGTGCATCCAGAAATTCAGCCTGATACGGCAGTGGCGTCGCGCCGAGGACGTCTTTGACGAATTTAACAGGGTCGTCGCGGTATTCGCGGACAAACTCCTCCAGCGGGTTCGGTTCACTCATCGCTGACATCCTTGTAATCTGCGTCAATCGCCGCCTCTCGCGCGCGATCCTCCGCCTCAATCTCAGCCATCTGGCTGTTCACCTTGCGCAGCGCGTCCAAGTGCAGGTCACCAATGCTCAGTGTCACATTCGTCTGCGGCCGCGTGCCGTATTTGCCTTGGTTCAAGCTGCCAGCCATAAATTTGCGCCAGTTGACCTTCTCGCGCGTGGCGGCAATCTCGTTGGTCGTGCTTTCGCCGCTCAACTTGTCCACCATCTCCAAACCCTGCTCGACCAATGCATCGGCAGCCTCCTCTCGCGCAGACGCCAGTGCAACCTTGTATTCGGGGACTTCATTCAGGGAGCGGCTGATGTAGCTGCGCGAACACTCGTAACGCCGTGCCAGCTCTGCGACTGTGACACCGCTCGCGATCTGGTCATACAGCCAGTCAACGCCCCCGTTATCCGCGACTTCCTTCAGGATGCGTTTCTTCAGCGCCTTGCCAGCCATTTGTTTTCTCCAGTTTTCAAAATTTTAATGTAGGGGACGCGCAAAAGCAAGCACGGGGGTGGGG